CCAATGTGCTGGGGCTTGTTTCGTTTCCATGCCTGCATTGCACCGCGTTTGCCGCACTGCAACAACGTCCACGTAACCCGGAGTCGGACATGACCATTCTTGACGCACTGCGCCGTAGCACCTCCAACACCAACGGAGGCCGCCCAGCGATTGCGAGCCGCCTCAGCAAGTCCGATGACGTGTTTCGCAAAGAGTTGTCAGGCGTGTCTCCCAATCACAAGCTCGGCGCTATCGATGCGTTGGAAGCTGCTCTGATGTGCATCGAGGCTGGCGGCGCTCACGCATACGACTACGCAATCGCGGTCGCGAAGGAGTGCGGTGGTCGGTTTGAAGTCGGTGTCGCTGAGGTAACCGCCGAGCAGTCGCCCATGCAGCGGGTTTCGTCCGTCATCCGTGAGACCTCTGACGTCACCGCTGCCTTCGTTGATTCGATGTCCGACAACGTGGTCAGCGACAACGAGCTGATCGTCATCGAGCGCGAGATCGCCGAAGCTGAGGCAGCACTCCAGGCGATGCGCCGTGCAGCTCGAGCATCGAACCTCGCCAGCAAGCCGGCCTATCTGAAGGCCGCAGCATGACACCCGCCCAAGCTGAAGACCTCGCCTGTGGTTTCGACGACATGGGCGATTTCATGCACACCGATCCGCCGCCGTTCCCGACCATCGCGCGCACCGTGGGCCTGCCTCCCTGCCGTCCTCCCAAGCTTTACACCACCAACGGCCTCGTAACCCCCTTCAGCCGCGGCATCACGATCACTGGCCGAGAGCAGGGCGAGGCGGATGCACAGCGGCGGGATTCGATTCGTCGAGGTGGCCGCTGATGCGTGACTACGGTGTTGTCTCGCCGAAGTTCTGGATCGGCGAAACCGGCAAGGCACTCCGCGGCAACGCTGAGGCGCAGTTAGTCGCCCTATATCTGATGACGTGCCCGCACGCCAACATGATTGGGGTGTTCCACTGCCCCCTTATCTACATCTCGCACGAGACGGGAATCTCCTTTGAAGGGGCTTCGAAGGCCCTTGCAAGCCTCTCCGAAGCCCTTTTTTGTACCTACGACACAGCCACCGAGACTGTTTTTGTGCATCGGATGGCTGCCTATCAAGTTGGTGAGACTCTGAAGGCAGAGGACAACCGAGTTAAGTCTGTCGTGAAGGAGTGGCAAAACATCGGGCCATCTCAATTGAAGCAGGCTTTTTTTGCTATCTATTCCGAAGCATTCCATTTGCCGACGACAGCAAAAAAGAAAAGCCCCTCCAAAGCCCCTTCTAAGCCCCTTCGAAGCCAAGAACAAGAACAAGACAAGAACAAGACTCCTTCGGGGCAAAGCCCCTTCGAAGTTTTCTACGCCGCATACCCGAGGAAAGAAGCCCGGAAAGACGCGGAGGCTGCTTTTGCAAAACTGAATCCTGATTCAGAACTGCTCGCCAAGATGCTGGCCGCGGTTGCCGCCAAGCGTCAATCGAACGACTGGACGAAGGAGAGCGGCAAGTTCATTCCGCTGCCGGCCACCTGGATCCGCGCCGAGCGTTGGAACGACGAAGTGCCGGCAGACAACCGCACTGCCGACATTTGGGCGGGGGCCGTATGAGCCTGCAAAGTCTTGCCACGCTTCGCGGCTCTGGCCGTACACCCGCCGCTGTGTGGGTCGTTGTCGGCGACTGTCCTGACAGCATTAAGCACCTGCCGGACACCGTCCCGGTTTCCGACAAGCCTGCTTCGATGGACTGGCGCGCGGTCGTCGGCCTGCACGTCGATGTGTTCGACCTGAGCGGCGACGGATGGCTGCTCTGCCAAACGATGGACGCCATCGAAGCCGCCAAACCCAAAGCCATGGGTGTTGCCTGCGATGCAGGCGTGCTCGGCCTCAGCGAAGACCACGAACGCGCCCTGTGGCGCATCTGGAAGCATCTTGAACATCATTCCTGATTCCATCGACTTTGATGCGTACCTGAAGGAAACGGACGCACAGACCCACGTCAAGGCGGCGTCGGTCTGGATGGCCGACCTCATCGAGCGGCTGCGCAACCCGGACAAGACCAAGAAGGTTTTCCTGCCTTGGGAGCGTGCCCGCAACGTGTTCACCTTCCGGCCCGGCGAGGTCACGTTGTGGGCCGGACAGAACGGCCACGGCAAGACGCAAGTCGTCTCGCAGATAGTCCTTTCGCTGATGGGGCAGGGCGAACGCGCCGTGATCGCCAGCTTCGAAATGAAGCCGCAGACCACCCTGCAGCGCTTGGCCCGCATGTACGCCGGCACCGACCCATTCAGCCCCGAGTACCAGCAGGCCGAAGGTGTCGGCGCGCTGGAGACGCTGTACAAGGAATTCGGCCAGTGGACCGACAAGCGCCTGTGGATCTACGACCAGCAAGGCACCGTCAGCGCCGACCGCGTGATCGGCATGGCCCGGTACTGTGCCAAGGAACTAGGCATCACGCATGTGGTGATCGACAGCCTCATGAAGTGCGTCCGCGGCGAGGACGACTACAACGGCCAGAAGGAATTCGTCGACGAGCTCACCTCGCTCGCCCGCGACAACCAGATTCACGTCCATCTGATTCACCACATCCGCAAGCCGGCGAACGAAAGCCACATCCCCGACAAATACGACAACAAGGGATCGGGCGCGATCACCGACTTGGTGGACAACGTGATGATGGTTTGGCGGAACAAGCCGAAGGAAGACGACGCCAAGGCAGGCCGCTCTAACAAGGCTACCGAACACGACGCGGCGATCCTCTGCCGCAAGCAGCGCAACGGCGAGGACGAACCCACGATTCGGCTGTGGTTCGACCGTGACAGCCAGCAGTACAAGGGCGCCCCCGATGACGCGCTCATGTTCTTTCCCAACTTCCCCCATCGGCCTACGGAGTGGAAATGAGCCACAGCCTGATTCTTCTGAAGCTGCTCATCAAGTCCGGCCCGCTCTCGGCAAACCAGATGGTAGAGGCGACCGGATTATCAATCGACCAAGTCTATGACGCGATGAATGCGCTGCGCGTTCGCAAGGCGATGCAAGCTATGGACCGCCCGTACCAAGTCACCGACTACGGTCGCGATCTGGCGTGGAACCGCGAAGCACGCATCCAGCGACTCGCCGCGAAGGCGGCCATTCCGAAGCGGCCCATTGGGCGACCAAAGAAGAAAAAGAAGGTGGAGATCCCTGATATGCCCGTGGTTCGTCGATTGGTCGCCGCGCCAGAGCAGGCTGATTCCATCGTCAGCACCGCGGTGGAGAACAGACCGGCGATCCAGGCCGTATGGGGAGTGGCCCATGCATGACGCTGGATCAACACCTGGCGCACCTCCTTTGGTTGATGGAAACCCATCCCGAGGGCTGGAAGGCGCACTGCTGGCATCGAGCCAAGGAACTGGCGCGGAGCCCGGACTTGGCCGAACTGCCGACGCTGCTCGAGAAAGCAATGCTCGAGCGCTCGAAGAGATCCACCCCGCAGCAGCCATCTACCGAACCGCCAGCGTCAACGAGTGGCGCCCTGACATCGACCACATCGTCGGCGAGCAAGTGAAGGCAGCGAAAGCGGCTGGCAAGGACAAGGAATCGTGCCCGCATCCGAGCTGGACGGCTGGCTGGTGGGCTTGGCATCGGGCTTGGGGGAAGTCATGACCAGCGTTGCCCTCGTCAACCCGCAGCAGGCCCACGCGGCTATCACTGCCATCTACGCCCAGACCATCAAGCCCGGCACCATGGCCGGACATCGCTACCGCCTGACCGTCCGCGAAGAAACCCGCAGGGAAGGGCAGAACGCCCACTTCCACGCGATCATTTCCGACATCGCCAAGCAGGACCAGCTCTACGGCAAGAAGCTAGATGCCGAAAGCTGGAAGCGCCTGCTGATCGACGCTTTCAAGCACGAGACGAAGGACATGCCTGAGCTGGCCGGCGAGTGGGCCAAGTTCGGCGAGATGCAGCTTCTGCCGGCACTGAACCATGCCGGCTTCGTGGCCGTTGGAGAGCAGTCGCGCACGTTCACTGTCCGGCTGGCTGCGGCCTTCATCGAGTGGCTGAACGCATACGCCGCCGAGCGGGGGATCATGCTGCACGTGCCGAAGTCGTGGGGCGACGCGCCATGAGCGAGAGCATCACGGTCTCTTCTCTTGGGATTTTGATGGCAATGCCGATTGCCAGATGGCTAAACGCTCCTTGGTATGCGACGGTAGCCATGGCGTTTGCTGGGATGTGTCTCGTGCGGGCGGCGTATTTATGAGCCTAACCGCCAACCTCCGCCCCAAGGCCTGCCGCCACTGCAAGACCAGCTTTACCCCGGTCAAGCAGATGCAGATCGTTTGCAGCCCCATGTGCGGCTTGGAGCGCGCCCGCATTAAGCGGGAGGCCAAGGAGAAGGCCGAAGCCAAGATTAAGAACAGGCTTGAGCGGGAGCAGTTCAAGGCGCGGAAGCAGAAGCTGAAGCGCATTCCCGACCTCATCAAAGAGGCGCAGACCGCCTTCAACCGTTGGATAAGAGCCAGAGATGAAAAAGAGCCTTGTATCTCGTGCGGTGCACCACCTCCTGACCTGTCCGGACTACATGCGGGCCGCGATGCCGGTCACTACAGAAGTACCGGTTCGGCCTCACACCTTCGGTTCCACGAGGATAACTGCCACGCCCAATGTGTCCGATGCAATCAGTGGGGCGCTGGCCGAGCGGTGGAGTACCGGGTTGGACTACTGGCCCGAGTGGGGGCCGTTCGGGTGGAGTCCCTGGAGTCCGACAACCGTCCACATAAGTGGGCTCGTGAAGAGCTGATCGCCATCCGGGCGCAGTACGTCGAGAAGCTGAAGGAACTTAAAAGGAGCCGAGGATGAATAGCGTGACCACCGAGATTCTGATGCAGTTGGTAGACGGCTACGTGGAGACGCGCCACGAATGTGGGAGGCCAGAGTACAACGAGCGCTCTGCCTTGGCTCGAAAGCTGGTAGCGGCTGGCATCGAGTCGCTCGTCAAGGCTGCCACGCCGCGCCTTTTCGATCTGAGCAAGGGCATCCCGCCCGCCACCGCCGCACTCCCAACCATCGAGCCTCACCTTCTGGAGGCGGGTAAGTAATGGGCAATCTACTCTGGGTCCTAGTGATGTTGTCTGCCTGTGCCGCCTCTTGGTACGGGCCGCATTGGTTTGGCCCGGTTTTTGTCATGTGGGCATGGGTGTTTGGAACTTGGTGGGGCTATCTCACCGCAATGAAGGAGCAGCCATGATGAACGAAAGCCACGCCATCCTCGACGACCTCCTAAGCCGCTGGCACTCATGGGCCCGCGCCTACATCCCTGTACCCACATGCGGCGCAGACCCGATGTTCCGCAACGTCAAGATCTCCAAGACATGGGACTCGACCTCTGACGCCTTTGACGACGAGCTCAACAAACGCCTGATGGAGGCCATCGACTTCCAGGTGAGCGAGATGCCGGACGAGCCGCCTGCGCGCGCCTACCGTAGCGCCATCTATGTGCTTGCTCGGAACCTGTCGACTGGCCGCAGCGTTTGGCTCAGTCCGAGATTGCCGAAAGACCAGATGGAGCGTGCCGTGATCGTGTTGGAGGCGCGGAACATCCTGACCCGTCGGTTGCTGTCCGCCGGCGTGATGTAAACCGGGTTAACAAAATATGTTGACACTGCCGATTTTTCTGCAACAATCGCGCTCGGACGGCAGAGGTGCCTCCAGAATTTCCCAAGTCGCCCCCTGAGGCGGCTTTTTCGTTTTCGACGTCACCTGATGAGGTTTCGTTAACCGAAACGGCCGGAAGGGCAGTGCACACAGCGGCCCGGCTGTAGTGGCGAATGCGGTTCTGACTACATGGCTTTGATGTCAGCACCATACCTAGTCGCCCATGGATGGTTGCCGGAGTGGCAACGGGTCGGCTTGCTAAGCCGTAGCCGGTCAGAAATGGCCGCCGAGGTTCGAACCCTCGACCATCCGCCAGTTGTCTCCCGGTAGCAAGCAGTTGCCGCCGTTGCCCGCCCAGTGCGGGCTTTCTTATTGCGAGGCCCCATGTTCGGAATGCTTGAATCCATAACGAAAGCGGCACTCGGCGCGGTCACAGTACCCGTGGGAGTTGTGGCGGACGTGGTAACGCTCGGCGGCGCGCTGACCGACCAAGACAAGCCGTATACAGCTCAAGCCGTGAGCGACTTCGTGCAGAACTTGGAAGACGCCAGTAAACCCGAATAACCATGACCTCCGACGCCTTCATCCACTGCATGCGCAGATACGAGGAAGACGTCCAAGAGCATCCTGACGTTCTCGCAAAGGCAAGAGCAGAAGAGGCGCTTATCACCGAGCTGGAGCGCCTGGATCGTGCGTTGACCCTGCTGATCCTCGCGCTTCTCGGGCCCGGCCCGCAGTAGACCAGTAGACCAGTAGACCAGTAAACCATAAGGCACGCCATGACCCGCTTGCGCATGACAATCCCGCCGCTTGACCCTAAGGCCAGCATCAGCCGCCCATTGGGTACGCGTGTGTGGCTCGATGGGCAGGAGCATAACGCGGTAGCAGTAGAGCTTTCCGGTGGGGTGGATGGCCCATGGCAGGCGAAGATCACCTTCAACGTCGCGCTTGAGGGCATCGTGCAGGAAGAAGCCCCTGCATCCTTGGGTGATGCATGCAACCTGCTCAAGGTTCGGGAGCCGGGTCGGTGATATGCCCTGCAGCACATGCGCAAAGAGCCGAGCCTGGATGCTCTACTGGCCCAGAGTCGCTTACTGCCGGGCTCGTGGGCTGCCTGACCCTCCACGTCCAAGCGATGCAGGAGCAGACCGCCGCACTCAACCGGCTGGCATCCAGCAACGAGAGCCTGAGCCAAGCAGTGTCGAGCCTGATCGAAGAGATGGCGAACGCTGAGGAACAAGACCCTGATGCTGAGCCTCGCACGTACCTAGATGGCAGCAAGGTTCGATAACACCGATGGTCGACTGCGAGGCAGGAAGCTCCAAGAGCGCAGGCTAAGGAAGTGGACACAAGCAGAAGGCCGATGTGCCAAGTGCAACACCCTCACTCACTACGCTGACCCAAGGGTAGACCCCCAAGGCTTCCAGCTAGACCACATCGCCATGCTGCACACCAGCAAGGACGACAGT